CTACGCCCCTGTTGGGCGTAGTCCTCAAGAGTGAACAACTCGATCCATGTATGCCAACGTTCGAGAGAACAAAACGAAAGGACGGTTTCGTCGAGGAAGTTCTCGTTGAGAAATTCCAAGAACCTACCGGCCCTGACCCACAGCGACCTGACTCATACATATACCCCATATCGCATCCTGAATGGATTCAGGAATACGAGCGGATTATGACGAAGAAGGCCACGCGTGAACACCAGTTCAACCAGCTATTACACTTCATTGAGAAGGGTATTAAGCAGGAGAAAACTGGGACCAATTGGAATAGTTTCCAACACTTCAAAAGTGTTTGTAACGTTCCTAAGGTACCATTCACGCAGACTGTGTATCCTAGACTGGGCTTCAGTATATACCGAGGCAAATCTAGGTCGTTTACGTTCTCGTACCCACAGTATAGGATTGATTCCCTTACTTGGGTTCCCGAACCATACGGACCGTTTGGAAGGTTCGATAAGGACCTTCCAAATTGGACTGCAGACCTGGGTAACGATGGGTTTATCCCACGTCCAGACAACCTTGATCCTTTGGTTGCATTATCCCTTCGGAAAATGCTTCCATTAATCAAGGCTGAGCTTAGTGTCGTTAATTCCCTTTTGGAAATTAAAGACATTCGGCGACTTGCAGCTCGCGCAAAAGGTATTGTTTCCTTCTTAAAATCTCTTATTAGCAATAGTAAGAGATTCAATGTTGGAAAGAATATCACATTGCGTGAATTCGTCAGAAGTGCCTCCGATCAGTATCTTGAATACAAATTCGGAGTGTTACCTCTGCTATCTGACATCGCAGGCATAAAGCGTGCGATGTCCGACTTCTCAGGTCGTATAAACGACTTGGTTAGTCGAGCGGGCCGCGTCCAAAGTAGACATTTTGTCTACAAATGGCGTGAATACGAAGACCTCGAAGCTGAAGAGATAGAACCGGAAGAAGTATACAATAATACACGTTATTCTTTTGAAGATGACGTGCTTTATGGTTACGACTACCAGAACTATATCGCCAGCCGAGAGGTTAAGTATTCTGATTCGGTATTCCATGCGCAACTTGAGTATAATTACAATTATACTCAGTACCAAACCGAGCATGCTCGGCTTTATAGTCTTCTGGATCGTTTTGGGGTTAATTTTAACCCCTCAATTCTCTGGAATGCTATACCGTGGTCCTTTGTCGTCGACTGGATGATTGGCGTAGGCCAATATCTGGAAGACTTCAAAGTGTCGCTCATGGAACCGCAGATCAACATACATAGGTTCCTATGGTCTATTAAGAGGGAACGTACTATCCGAGTTGGCTGGCGGCGTATGCCGTCAACCGTCCAGGGGTACGACCTTCCGATGAGACCAAGGTACCACTTCCCGACAGTCATTCAAACGGCTTACCGCCGTGAGATTGAACTGCCGAGTAGTAGCTCGATTAGTTCGAGCGGTGTGAATCTCAATGAGTTCACACTCGGGGCCGCTCTCGTGCTTGCACGAAGACGTCCTCGTCACCACAGAACGAGATAACTCGTTCTAATGGGTCCCCTGCAAGGGGGACGCAGACACCCAAACAAAAGCATGCTAAGCAATACGCTTAACACCAATGAAGTGAAGGATCGGGCAGGGACTGAAATTGAATTCAGTCGCCTGTCCACGTCGGACCGTCGGACGGAGTTCGCCAAAATTGGCGAGACCCCGTCACTCCCTTACCGCCTCACGATATCTCATCTTGAGGTTGGGAGTGGACTGAAGCAGCGTCGTCGGTCAGTGGTGCGCGTCGATAAGACGCACATCTCTGGCGTTGATGATGTTACTCCGGTCACGACCTCGGCATATCTCGTATTGGACTACCCCGTAGGGGCGTCCGACACAGATGACGAGGCCCAGGACGTCATTGCCAACATCCTTAGTTTCTGTGCCACAACTGGCGCAGCTACTACGGTGTTGTTTGACGGAACTGGCAACGGTGCCGCTGCGCTCTTGTCTGGCGGGCTGTAAGCCCGTCTCCAAGTGGCGCACCCTTCAAACGAATAGTAACAAGAAGTTACTCGGCGCATCAGGGATGATGCGCCGTACTTCGTTTCTTAGGATGCCCAGACGTCAAGTGCACTGAGTTGCCATACGTATCCGGAGCCCGGTTGAAGCGGATTTTGTAGCGATCTTTCGAGATCTCTGATAGGAATATCAGCGATTATCGTAGACACTACTTCCGCATCATCGAAGCCACCGGTATATGTATGGTCTCGGTATACGAGACTTCCGGGAAAATTGGCGTTACCTTGCAGAATCATCCATACTTTCCTCTTTAAAGGGGAAGCACGTTTGACTCCGTTTGGTTTCGACAATTCGAACCTAGTCTTAATAGGCATGATGCTTGTTTCGATTAGAACCCTAAGAACATTGGGACGGATCATGGAGGCGTACGCATGCTCTAGGAGAGATACCATATGGTACTCAATAAGAGCCTAGATAACAGTAAAGTTATCGCCGCACTACTCCATGACATTCACAATGCTCATGGATCGGTGTTCAACACTCGCAGTGTACGATTAACCCTTAATAAGGTTAACAATAGACTGCGTCATGAAGGAATTGGTTTTCTTACGAAAACCCTTCCATCCTTAGGTAAGGCCTTCGATAAGGCCTTATCAGGAAATACCAAACTAAACTCTGCTAGTCATGGATTTGAATCCATGCCGAACAGTGAACTTCCGAGGTTTCTCGGTGAGTTCTTTAGTCGAGTACTCCAATCAGATGGGAGTCTCCTTCGTGATCCATGCGCAGCAAGCGTCAGCGTGATACGGCAAGTCTGTTATTTGTTTTACAAATACAAACTGCCATACACCGATGAACAAGAACAGCAAGTCATCCAAAAGTTTACAAAAACTGAGGAAGACCTCGCCGCCGTTGAAGAAAAGCTCCAAGGAATTGGGACTTTTCTTCAAAATCAAGACCCCTGTAGTAGACGTCATAGGACGTCTTCGCAGGAAGTCGTGACTCGAGAAGCAAAGATATTACTTAGTAATCTCTTTTCTTCATTCGACCCGTTGAACATATCCCCTCGTCACGGTCCCGGAGTTGTTGCTACCAAGCAACGCCTCGAGGCTAAGTTTCGATGGAGTAATGTCTCAAGTCGAATCACGGACCTATATCCATTTGATGCATATTTTTGTGCATCTCCTGGACATGTTTGTGATACATACCAATCTTTTAATAAGATTGGTGGTTTGAGTCTCTCAGCACGTGTTCTTCTCGTGCCGAAAGACTCTCGAGGGCCTCGCCTCATCTCTTGTGAACCCGTTGATTATCAATGGATTCAACAAGGTTTGGGACGGGCCTTGGTTGCGCATGTGGAGAACCATACACTTACAAAGTGTTTGGTTAACTTCACACACCAGTACCCAAACCGCTGTGGGGCCCTATTGGGTTCCCGCAACGGTAAGTACTCTACCTTAGACCTCGCTGAGGCCTCTGATAGAGTAAGTACTGCGTTGGTTCGCCTACTGTTCCCTGAGCACATCCGTGTGTTCTTGGAAGCCTGTAGGACTTCATCGACAGTGCTACCTGACGGTACAGTACTCGAGCTCAAAAAGTTTGCACCAATGGGAAGTGCTTTATGCTTCCCTATATTGGCAATAACTATTTGGGCTATACTGACCGCAGCTGCACCTGACAAGTATACGAGGGATCGTATACTTGTGTACGGAGACGACGTGATAGTCCCGACCGCTTACGCGGCGAATGCTATCGAACAACTCGAATCATTTGGTTTAAAAGTAAACCGTGATAAGAGTTGCACCGGTGGACTCTTTAGAGAGTCGTGTGGCGCAGATGCCTTCAATGGCATCGATGTCACTCCTGTACGTTTACGTACAGTCTGGTCGTCGGACCCGTCGCCTGACGTCTATTGTAGTTGGATTAGCTATGCTAATTCCTTCTACGATAGACGGTACTACCGAATCTACGATTTAATCGTAGAGAACTTGGTCAATGTTTATGGACCAATTCCGGACGAGAGCATGAATCTTTCATGCCCTAGTCTTCGGTCTGTACCGTATGGTGTTGATAAGTTCCGTCGTCGTGTTAACACAGCCTTGCAAAAGGTTGAGTATCACGTTCTCGACGTAACTTGTCCATCCGTTAAACGATGGATGACAGGATGGGAGAAACTTCTCAGATATTTCTCTGAGACAGCTATCCCGATCCCGTCGTCCTCGGATGACAAACATCAGTCCTCTCGAGTTCCACTTTATAGTGGTTCCCAGAGGGACGTCAGTTCGTACACGAGTCGCCGAACTAGCATGCTAGTTCGTCGATGGCGATAGAGGAGACTAGAACGATTGAAAAATTGTTCGTAGTATCCGGGCCTTGGG